CTCCTCTTATTGGTGGAATTATTGGTGCTATTGCTGCTGGTGTAGTTCTTATGGAATGGGCGCTCCTGCTGGATTTGCCGCTGGCTCGGCTATTGGTGGAGCAGTAGGACAAGCCGGTGGTGCTGTTATTCGTAAAGACGCAGCCGGAGCCGCCAAAGGCGTAGGAAACACAATAAAAGCAGTTGGTTCAGCCAAAATGGCTTACGACAAAGCAAACCCAGAAGCAAAATCAGAACCAAAGCCAGAAGACAAAGCACAGAAATTTTAGAGGAATAACTTATGGAAGGAAAAGTTTTAGACAACTCGCTTGATGTTGTTGGCGGGGACGAAGATTACCCAAAGGATTTCCAAAATAAAATCCAAGAAAGCAAGGTAGATAAAACAGCAACAACAAGAATGTTTGACCTATGCCTTTATTATTTAGAAGGCAGACAATACCTTGTCTATGACCGCAACCTTACTCGCTTTACAGCAGCAAAGTCGCAAAGAGGTAGAAACAGAGTTGTAATAAACCTTGTTCTAAACCTATTTCGTTCAGTTGTTTCTCGTTTAGCAACATCTTACCCAAACATAGCAGTTTTGCCTGCTTCACCATCTTACGATGACATAGCAAAAGCCCAAGCAAGCGAGGTTGCCCTTCGTTATTATTGGAACCAAGAGAATGTTAGAGAGGTTCTACAAAAAGCGATTGAGTGGTTAGTTTGTTGTGGTAATGTTGGTCTTTATTCTTATTATGATGCTGATAAGAAAAAGGTTTGTTCCAAAGCAATCAGTCCTTATGACCTTTTCTTTGAGAGAGGTTCTACCTCATTAGAAGAAAGTGATTGGGTTGTTGTTCGTTCTTTCGTCAAAAGGTCAGACCTAATCAAAGCTTACCCAGACAAGAAAAAAGAAATAGAAAGCATTACAACCTCAACACAAGATTACACTACAACCAAAGACGGCGAAACCTCTTCTTATTCTGTTCCAGCAAACAGAGTAGAGATGTTTGAGATTTATTGGAAAGATGGTCGCTATGCTATTATGGCTGGAAACTATTATCTATTCAAAGGCAATTATGCCGAAGGTTGTTTCCCTATTCAACACATTCGCTACACAGAAATTCCAAATCGTCTATGGGGAATGGGTCTTATTCAGCCCCTTATTGACTTACAAAACTCCTACAATAAGTTCCGTAATCAAATCCTTGATAATGTCGAACTAATGTCTAACCCCAAGTGGCTTATTCCAAAGACCTCTGGTGTCTCACCACAAGCCATTACAAATGCCGCTGGTGAAAAGGTTTATTACAACCCTGCTGGTGGCGAACCAAAACAAGTAGCAGGCGAACCTATCCCTGCTTATGTTATTGACAACATCCAAAGAGTTCAGGCTGAAATGATGGATGTTTCAGGCATTCACTCTGTTTCTGTTGGTAAGAGAGCAGTAGGCATCGTTTCTGGTAAAGGCATAGAAGCCTTACAAGCAGGCGACGCTTCACAACTACAACTAACCCAACAATCAGTAGAAACTGCCGTAAAGAAAATGGCTGAAACAATTTTGGTTCTAATGAAGAACTACTACAACGAACCAACCTTTATGAGAATGTTAGACCAAAGAGGTGGAGCAGTTTTCAGCGAAATAAAAGACACCGACATAGTTGATTTCCCAGAGGTGTTTATTGAGGCAAACTCACTATTCCGTGATGAACTACCAGATAGAGATGCGAAGGTAGTAGAATTACTACAACTTGGTCTCATAACACCAGAAGAAGCACTAAAAGAAATTAGTTTCAAGACAGGTGGAATGACGAGTGTGTTAGATAAAATGGCTGCTACAAACGAAGCGAAGAAGCTTATTGAGGCAATTGCTATTGGCGCTGAAATTGAGATTTACTCAACAGACGACCTTGATGCTTTCTCAAAGGTGTTTAGTGATTTTATCAAGTCAAATGATTTCCAAAAACTACCACCTGAAAAACAAGATTACATTAGCGATGTTTTCAACTCTATTTCTTCTTATGGAAAACCACCAGAAGCATTACAACAAGCAAAGAGAAACAAGGTGTTCCCACCAGAAATTCCAAATGAAGATGCTGCCGCTACTCTGCTCGGCGGGATGAACTCACAAGGCGGGCAATTACAACTACTCCAAGGCGTCGGAGAGCGCCGCCAAGAAGAGGAAATAGACCCAGCCTTACAAGACCTCATTAGAGCAACAGAAGCGCCCAGAAGCGACGCAGAGGGCATTTCTGCCTATGGTAGAAAAGGCATCAATCCAAAGGTAAGTGGGGGCATAGGGGGATAATAAATGACTATTCAGCAAATCGCTCGTCTTTTTAGACAATTTGTAGATGAACCAAATAAAACATTTTTGACTGATGATGATGTTAGAGTTTATTTGGCTGTTGCTTACGACCAGTTTAGAGAAATAGCAACCCAAGCAGACCCTAAAACTTTTAGTGAAGGTTTAGCCAACATTGCTATGACCGGACAATCTGTTTTAGACCTTTCCACTAATCCTATTGTTCCAGGCGGTCCCCCTTCTATTCTTGGAACTACTGCTTTTCAGGCAGGAACAGGAATGCTTCGCCTAACTGAAATAATCCAAACAGGAACTTTGGGTGGAGCGGACATTACCTCTATTTTTAGAGGGGCTGGTTCTCTAAATGACCTTTATGTCCCAGACCTTTTGTCTGCTACTACTTATTATCTAACCAACAGAAGCCTTCTATTTAGCAACACTATTCAAGGAAACATAACAATTGTAGGCATAAAACAACAAGACCCCGCTTTATGGACTAATCTTTTAGCCACTACTTACCCAGATGATTTAGTTACTTATCACGACCTTATTGCTCTTTTGGCTTACAGAAACTATGCCGTAAGAGACGGAGCACTTGCCGAAGCAGCAGAAGCGCAACTCGCTAAAAGAACTAATGAATTTATGGAATACATCCAGTTTGGTAGAGAAATGCGAGGAAGCAATAGAGTTCTTGTGGAAGACCACGATGTTTATTATTATTAGGAAATAACTAAATGGCGAACACAGAAACAATAGAAATCCAACCAGTAGGCATTACTTACGACAGCCCAGAACGAGGTGCTTTTATCCAAAATGCTTACTCTCTTATTCCTAATGATTGGAAAATAAGAGAGGGTTTCGGCAGGGTTTATTCCTACAACACCTCTTACAACGAGGTTTCTTACAACGGCAACATCACTCCCACCGACTACGGCTATGTGAAGCATTTAGGTTCTTGTTCTTTTACCTCTGCTTATGGTAATAGACAAATTCTTTCACTACACATAGCCGCAATCTCATCTCTAAACAGAGACGGAGCAGATGGGGCAACAAACACCGAAAATGTAATAAACACAGAGGTAAGAGGCGTTGTTGCCGAAGCCTCTTACCAGTATGTCGTTTCTATTTACGACATAGACACAAACAGACATTACGAACAAGTTATTGGTGGTAAAACAAGTGAGGTAGAAGACATAATCCCTATGGAACAACAAACAGGGTTCTATGATAGGGACTTACTACTACAAAGCAACACAAAAGTTTTTCCAATAAACCCTGACGCAGACGAACACTTTTATTGGGCTGAACTAAATTCACCAACATCAGGCGACACTATTTATTTTGGAACAAATCTACTTGGACTTTATGCTTACAGACCAATAGTTTTTGATGCCCCACCAGACACACAAGTAGAAACTACACTTTTAGGTGCCTACAATTACACTATGGGTGGAATGATGGGTAGGTGTGGTTGGAGTGAAACATCTTTTATTGAGAAAACTACTGCTGGTGAAGGCATTTTAGAAGGTCTTATTTATCTAAATCAAACAGAGTTTCCAGTTCCAACAGACATTACAGCAATAAATAATAGATTATGTCTTGCTTATGAAAGAACAATTTATTTTACAGACGAATTCAATGGCGGCGCTATTATTGCCGACAACCTTTTAGAAATTCCAACAGACCGAACCATAACAGGAATAAGCGAAATAAATGGTGTTCTTCTTGTTTTCACACAAAACGAAACTTACCTTTATCAACCTTCCGTTGGAACACAAATCCAAACAGCAGGACGACTAATAAAGATGAACTCCAACTGGGGTTGTCTCAACGCAAGAGCAAAAATAAAAGCAGAAGACCTACTTTACTGGTGTGATGAAACAGGCATTTATGTTAGTGATGGAACAAGAATAGAAGACATAGCAGACCCTATCCGTCCTATTTTTAGACGCTTTTTGGAAACACCACTTACAGATTACCCCAGACAAACTCCTAATGGCTACACAGACAGCGGAGCATTACAATTTCAGTCAAAAATAAAGTTAGATTGGAAACAACTTGGTAATCTTCACTTTGCTAAAAACCCATTAGAACAACTTGTCTTTATTGTTTTACCCGAGCAAAAGTTCGCTTTTGTTATTGACGCTAAAAAGATGTTCTCTACTTGGAGTTGGTCTTTCAGAGGAACCCTGGAAGGAAACAGGGCTGGCGAAGAAACCCACTACATAACAGAAAGTTCTTTGCTTTCAGACGACTTTACCCTTGTTGATAATGGCGATGACTTGTTTATTGTTGATTTAGAGCGACAAGAAATTCGTGTTGGAGCGATGCCTATTAGCGGAGGACAACAAGTTTATCGAGCAGAAAGAGTAGTAAATGTTTATCGTTGGAAAACAGGTGGAGCATTAGATTTCGACACAACTTACCACGAAGACAAAAAAGCCTATGCTAATTCACTACGAGTTCTACAAAACCCAGAAGATAAACTAAATTATTTCGCAATAGGTAAGCCTGTTGTTTCTTATGATGGAATAAGAACAGATTACGGCAACATTTATGGAAATCATAATTCTATTTTACCAGAACAACCTTGGTTTTTAGTTCCGTTCGGTGTAGCTACTGATGGACTAAATAGCATAACCTCTATTTCTGTTGTTCTAAACTTTGATGACGATTATTGGCAAGTAGCAACTTACAACGATTTCGCCGCAAACGATAGATTAGATGTTATTTGGCATCCAAATAGGCTTATTACAACTCCCGGCTTTGGTTATTCTCCTGCTGTTCCTGCTGTTGGTTCTCGCTTACTACTAACTGCTCCAAATGAAATAACAATAGAATTCAACGGAGCGGTAGGTCCATCTACCTTTGGAAATTTTCTAAATGTAAGCAACCAATTTCAGGTTTTATTCTGGTTGCCTATGACCCTAAAACAATTCGTAAATAACTCAACATTAGGACAAGGTTGGTCTATTGTTTCAGCCCAAATAAACGCTTCTAATTGTGTTGTTTTAGCAACGGAGGCTGGGTCAAAAGAAAGAGACACAGGAACCTATGGTTCAGGCGCATCACTCGCTCAACCTGTTGAGTGGATTATCCAATCACAACCACTACAAGGCGACAAGGGCGAACAAATAAAAGCAAGAGGCGGTTTTGTAGATGTGTTCTCTCACGGACCCTACCCAACACGGGGAGATAGAGTTGATGATAGAGGACTAATAAATGTTATGGTTTCCAGCGACTACAACAACTACCAAGGTCAAGTTGTAGATTTCACACAAGTTCCACCATCAATCCAAGACGGACTAATCAATAATGAAACAGGTTTAGTCGATGTGAGGGACATTTCGGCTGGTGAATTCGTTTCAACAGCAGGACTACTACAACCAAAGGTTTTCAATAACACCGCCGCAACTTACGCAAATCTAAATTATGTTCCACCAGCAACTATGGGTGGAACAATCCTAATAGATGGTGAAGACAACTACCCAACATCTTTTTCAACCTCTACAAAAGGAACAAGCATCTTTATTACTCTTTATGGTTATTGTGCGGACATAGCAAACTCACTAATAATCAAAAAACTAACTGGCGCTTACAGAGCCACAAGTGATAAGAGAAGAAGATGGAAAAATCAGCAAGGAGAGAACTAATGCCTGTAAGCAAGAGAACAACACAACAAAAAATAACACCGACAAAGAAACCTAACGCAGCAGTTTCGTTAGACAATGAATTACAACTTGATAGTAAAATAAATCAGTTATTCTCAATAAGTCAAAACATTTCATCAACTACAAGCGACCTAAAACTACGAGGGAACCAAACCAATAAATACTTACTATTTACTGATAATGAGTTTGTTGTAGAAAATTTCAGCGAAAGTTGTGTTCTACAAGTAGTTCAGGGTTCTAATTACCCTGTAATAAGACCAAAGAATTCTACTATTATTGTAGCAAATTCTACAACACCACTTATTTTTGAGAATGTTGAGTTTTATTCGACATCAAAAGACCCTATTATTTCTATTCAGTCCAACTCAAAAGTTCTTATGAAGAATTGTGTTTTTAGAAAACCAACAAACACCCACCCATCAGCAGGCATTTCTTCTTATGTCGATGTTGGAGCAACGAGTAATGTAAGTTTTGTAGGTTGTTGGTTTTTAGGGCGACAATCATTTGGTTCAGCAATCAATAATGCTGGTGTTCCTGCTGCGGTTTCCATAAATGGTGGTTTCAACACCACAGGTGTAGGACACCTAAACACAACTGGATTTGGGGAACAATCATAATGTCTGCTAATAAGCGAATAACAGAAGAACAATTTACTGATGGTTCTACTATTGATGGAACCAGAATAGATAAGGCTTATGACGACACTTACAGAAAACTAAATAACATTTCCAAAGCAGACCTAAAACAGATTTGGGTTCCACGAACTATTTATTCTGGTTGGCAAACCGCTCACTTTGATGAGGTAGAACAAGTAGCAGACGAGGTTGCGCCTATGTCTTTGTTTTACCCTCTCTACAACTCTTTCACAAGAGACATTCAGGGAGCAACAGGAGCAAGAACAAAGGTAAATAACGAGTGGAGATGGAAAGGAACACAGATTTACAACAGAAACTTTGTCGCTCAACCAGCAGGTTCTTCCCTTATTCCAGACTGGACTGAAAGTGATGTAGTAGGTCGCACTTGGTCTTTTTACTTTGAGAAACCTTGTGTTATTACCGACATTTCTATTATTTGGGAGGTTGATAATTTCACAGGACTTTATGAAGAACCTAATGCTTTTGGTCCCCCTGATGGAGCGCCAACTAACATAGAACGAAACAGAGAAACTAAATACTGGTGGGGGCAAGCATTTGTAGATAGTGTGAATTTCCCAGAAGACAAAAGAAAAGGCAGTCCTGTTTGGAGAAGAACTGAAAGAAGCGATTTTGGAGAGTTTGTTAGTTTTCCAAGAAGCGACAAAAAAGGAAAAATGTTGCCTCCACATTTAGGATTAGGAGCAGGAGTGTTAGACTTTTCTTGGGATAGGTCAGTCCAACAACCTTTCAGCGATTTTAGACCAAACGATTATCAAAACCAAATCTCTTCCCCAGCCACAGCGGCTCAATCTATTCACCCACTTTATCAAGGTTGGTGGGATAAAAACCTAAACATTCCAATTCCACAAGAAAGTAGATTTCATTTAGGAATGGGTTGTGCTATTGAGTTTGCTGGAACAGGAAATTTATTAGCTTTTTGCGATAGTGAAAACTACCATCGCGGATACAGGTTCAACATAGTAATTGGAATAATGGAAACTATTGAGGAATAATAAATGGCGAAAATAACAAAGCCTAAATTTGGTAGAGGAACTAAACTTTCTTCTCAACACATAGAACAAAGTAATGACCCTATCCAACAACTATTTGAAGACAAATTAGACAGAGAAAATCTAACAGCACCAAAAGTTCCTTTTTATGTGAATTACACTTTTGCTGCTTTTAGTCAGTTGTCTATGGGTTTGACTACTAATGAAATAGAAAGTGGTGTTGATGGAAACCTTGTTTTTCCTATTCCTCTTATTCCAACACAAGACCACTTTTCAGCAGACGGACAATTAGACACAGAAACACCAACTTATTTGTTAGACAGCCTTTCTGTTTCACTTGACCTTCGTGGTGAAGGTTGTGCCGTTCCTGCTCCTATTGGCGGTGTTCCTGTTCCAAACCCAAGAAGTAAAGCATTCAAAATAGATTATGAACTCGCAGCAGAACAAGACATAGAGGTTTCACTATTAGAAAAAAACTATTCTATTTTAGCCGCTAATAATCAAGTTCCTACAAATGCTATTTTCTCAACTACTATTCCAGCCTCTATTGCTTTTGCTGGTGATAGAACAAAGGTAGAAAACCCTTACTACATCAAGGGAATAAATAAACAACTAAACCCTTACAAGATTTATTACCTTGCTTTCCATTTTCCAAATCAAAAATCAGCATCTTTCTTCTTGTCTAACCTTGTTTTCCAATTCAAGTTTTATTCACTTTTAGACACAAGAGAGCAAACCCGTTTCAACACAGGTAATCAGTCAGCACTAAACGATGATGTTTCCATAGGTTTTTATGACCTTGGAATGTCTAATCCAGTAGCAGGAACTACTATTTCCGCTGATGACCCTTCTGGCTTACAAACAAATCTAAATAGAGTTGATGAAGCAGTCCAAGAAAAAATAACAACCGGAGCAGATAAGTTTGGTAATCTACAATCTTATGATGAAGCAAACACTCTAAATAAACAAGCAGTTTCTACTTTCAACTGCTACGATGTTATGGTAGTTCCATTTTGGCAAGGAACCTTTGGAAACACAGGTGCTATGACTACTTATGGGGAAGATGTTGGTGGTAATGGAACACCAGACATTACTAATGGTCCTATTTCACCAGCAAACTACACTTACCCAACAGGATTACAGAACTACACAGGACCAGTCCAAGACATAAGAACTATTCCTCTGTTTTACCCATTTACTATTCATCACATTTTAGCCTACCAAAATAACCAAATAAGACCTTTCACAGCCCCAGGTCCCGGCATAGACATTCAATACAACGACTTTGGTTTAGGCAGTAATTCAGGTGTTATTACTGGAAAAATCGGTGTAGGTTTAGGAACTGGTTGGCAAAGCGACCGCTATGCTTATGAAGAAATTGCTTATTTGGCTTACGACAACACTTATGCTAATGAAATAGATAGAGTAAAAATTCGCAACTCTACTTACACAGAGTTCGCAAGTGGAGCAGGACATCTTCTACAAGTTCCTATTACTTATCCTACTCCCGCTGCTGGTGTTGGATTTTACCCACAAAACCAACCAGTTTATTGTGGTGGTGGAACTAAACAACTCGAAACAAGAACAGGAACCCCAGACACAGCAGGAATGGAACAATTTTTAGAAATAAGATGGCAATTTGAAAGCGGAGGTCGAGGTTATTACGACCACATCCACCCACCAGAAAGCGCCACAGCAGCAGTAATCGTTGGTTATGGCGGCAACTTTGTTTATCTAATTGGTAAGAAATCACTTACTACAAACCGAAACAACTTACAAGAATAAATGTAAAGTAAGAACACATTAGGAGTTTTTTATTATGGCAGTCGGCACAAAAGAGACAACACAAACAGCAAAGGCTAAAAACGCAGCAAGAGTAGCCGCTACAAAAGAGGCTATGGCGGGCATTACAAAGGCTAAACAAGAAGAAGCCAAAGCAGCGGGAGGCTCTGTTGGAGCATTACAACAGGCTTATCAAGGAGCAGAAGGCGACACTAAATTAGGCATTCAGTCCGCTATGGCTCGCCAACTTGCCCTACAAGGTGGTTTAGGTTCAGGTGCTAATAAAGCCGCTGCTCGTCAGGCAGCAGCAGACATAGGAACATCAACAGGTTTGGCTATGTCTAATCTAAAATTAGGTCAAGCCAAAGATGTTGGAGCAGCAGAGAAATCAGCAGCAGAAGCAAGAACAGAAGCAGCCGCACAAGCCTACGAACAACTCACAGGTGAAGCCAAGTTAGAGAAAGCAGTAGCAGAAGAAGAACTGGGTTCCGGTCTTGATTTGAAAAAGATGATAGACGATGAAATAGCATCAACAAAAGATTGGGACGACGACGAAGAATTAGCAGTTTCCAAACTTATTACCCTCTACAACACACAGCAAGCCGCATTTGAGGCAAACCCAGAAAGTAAGAAAGACCTTCTCAACCGCGTCGCAGGCATCTACAAAGATGCTAATGATGAAGATTGGGAAGACATAGACACAGCCACAAAGGACTTTTTGACCTCACAAGGTTTCACAAAAGCCGATTGGGATGCTGCTACTGAAATAGATTACTAATAGGAAATAAACAAAAATGGCAAGAATAAAATTTACCCAAGAAGATGTCTCTGGTTTCGGTAGAAAATTACCTTATCAAAGTCAAGCTACTACCAGAGGACCAACTCCTTTGGAACAAATTGCGACTATCCGTCAAGGTGTCGCTCTTGCTTCTGAAACAGCAGGAGTGGTAAAAGATGCCGCTGATTTTATTACTAAAACTGCTGGTAGAGAACCAACAAAAGAAGAACTAATCCAAGAAGCAGCAAAGAAAAGAGCAAGCGAAATAGAAACAAAAAGAGAAGCAGAAAGAGGGGCTGTTGTTAGTCAGCAAGAAGAAGAAAGAAAGAAAAGAGAAATGCTTATGTCTGGTGCTTCACGCCCAGAACAAGTAAAAGAAATTACTGGTAGAACAGCAGTCCTCAAAAACTTGGAACAAAAGACAAGACAACTTTACAAAGGCGACATAAAGATAGAAGATTATGACCTTGCTGTAAATGAAGCGGAAAATGCTGGTGTTATTACTGGTGAGGTTTCACAAAGATTATTAGAAAAAGCAAGAGAAATCCAAGCAGAAATGAGAAAGGCTGGGTCAGCAAAACTCGCTGCTGAAATGAAGGCTTACCAAGAAGGCGAAAGTAGAACAATAGCAGAAAGAGAAGGCATCCCTGCTGGTAAAGACCCAGCCCAAGTTCGTAAAGTAGCAGAACAAGATTTAGCAGACCTAAAATCAATAAGACAAAATGCTATTGAGTTAGGACAAGATGTTGCTGATTTAGATGCTTCTATTGCTGAAAAAGAAAGACAAGTAAAAGCAGCCGAAAGATTTATTAGCAGAGGTGTTATTGTCTCACAAGACGAACAAGCAGCAGCAGATAGAGCAGCAGTAGCAAGAGGACAAGAATTAGAGGCACAAGCAGCACCAATAGAGGTCGCTGGTGTCGAACAAGTTGTAGAAACAATAGACCAAGCAAAGGCAGAAGACCTTTATGCTCGCATTATTGCTAAACCACAAATAGAAAGAACAAGACAAGAAGAAGCCTTACTACAAGCAATTATCAAAAAGTTCCCCAGCGTAGAAGCGGCTGGTAGAGAAGGTGAGGCTTATGGTTTATCCGTTTTTGAGAGAAACCAAAGAGCCTACCTACAAAATCTACAAAAAAGAAGAGAAGAAATAACCAAGGGACAAGACACCTCAAAAGCAGAGGTTCA